AGTGTAACAATCTCCAGCACTCCTGGTCTTAACTTTAGAGCAATTAGTTCGGTAGCAACACTTATTTGTTTGGCAGCAAATGTTTATGCTGTCTTTGGAGATTTAAGTTGATATGGCAATACATCGTGGAAGCAGTATTCCAAAACTAGCACCTACAGTTGTCATTAACGCTGTAACTGAATTTAACCAAAACCAAGGAACATTCAACGCTACTGTTTCTGCAAACGGTTATAGTACCACTACTTTTTTTGATTATTCAACTAGTGCGGTATTCGCTACTTTCACAACAGTAGCATCAACTGCAGTTACTGGACAAGCCCAATCAATTTCTACAACTGTTACTGGTTTGTCTAACGGAACACTTTACTATGTACGATGCCGTGCAACAAATGCACTTGGAACCACGACTTCAACTGGCGTATCGTTTACTACTTGGTCTTTAAAGACTTACTTAAACACAACTGCTGGTGCTTATTCTGTCAGTGTTCCATCAATTACTGGTGTTGCTCCAGTCCTTACTGAAATACTTCTTTATGGAGGAGGCGGTGGTGCAAACTATGGTGGTGGAGGAGGCGGAGGATATCGTATTGCTTCTACTCATACATCATCAACAACTGGTACACAAAATGTTACTGGAACTGTAGGTGCTGCTGGTACTGGTGGTAACGGAGGAGGTGGCGCAGGCGGTGCAACAGCAGGTGGAAATACAACTAATATAATTGGTTCTACAACAAGGACTGCTGGTGGAGGAACTCCAGGAGTGCATCCTGGTTCTTGTGGTTCACCTGTTGCTAATACTGGTAATGTTGGTACTGGAGATAACCCAGCATATGTCGGTGGCAATAACTCATATGGTTATTACACAGTTATTAGTCAGACCTGTGTTGCTTATGACAAATTTGGTTTCTGCACACAGTATGTAGACAACTATGGATATGACTGTGCTTACTACGCAGGCGGAGGCGGAGGCGGAACTGATGGTAATGGTACTAACGCAGGTGGTTTAAACAGTAATAGCCAGACAGGTGGAAACGGTGGTAATGGCGGTGGAGCATATGGACTCAACGGCGGTAGCGGTGGAGGCGGTCAAGGAACTCAAGGTAATGGTACCCAAGGAACCGTTGTTGGAGGAGGAACTACCTGTGGTAGAGGCGGTTCAGTATTTGCTGCAGGTACTGCTGGCGGTGTCACATTCAAATACTTTGGACCATAGCGAAGGATAATATGGAAGACTTTACATTAGAAAAAATAAAAGACTACAAGATGTTTTATATCTTGAAGAATATTAAATCAACATCACGAGTAATTGTTTTGTCGCATAGACAATCACACACAAATGCTGTAGTTGAAAAAGACAAATACGATTTGTTTAAAGTAGGCGTTGACCAAGTGCTTGTTGCATTTAAGAGTATTTACCAGCATCTTGGCAAATATAACTATGTTGCATCAAACGGATTAAATGAAGAGAATATTATTCTTAATCCATATGAGCGTATTCTTGACTATTACACAACCGATACAGATGATGAGTCAACTGGCGCATTTGTTTTTATTAACTCATGTCTTACAATCTTAGAAGGACAGGATTGGCGTTGCGACAACTCTTTGTATGGTCCTCGTGCATTCTTCCCTGTTGGAAAAGAAGAAGGAGTACTTATTGGTCCTACAAGTATTAAAGTCTATGAACCAATACTTAGCATAAATGGTATTGGTTACATCATTTACTATAAGCAAAGTGGAGATGACACTCAAATTAGATTTGATTACATGAACAATGCAGAACTTCCAATAGCAGCAGAGACACTGCCAGAAATGATTAAGTTGGTTCTTGAGTGGTCAGCAGTTGCTGTTCCACCATTTGAAAACAAAGAAGACATTGCCGTGAAAGCAAAACACTTTGTTGATAAGTTTGGTATTACAGAAAGCCTTGTTGCTGGTCAACCAGATATGCAAGTTGCAAAGTTTCTGAAAGGCGACACATCGGCAAGACTTCGCACAAACGGAACATACCAAATGTCAGACGAACTTAATAGTTTAATTATTAATATTGTTCCGTACATGACATTTAGTAAACTCGCACAATTACATCCTGATTTATTTAATCTTGAGCAAGTAGTGATAGAGGAAACAAAATTAGTTGAAGAAGAATGGTATTCGTCTTTAGAGAAATACCATGTGCTTGGTAATCAAGAGTTTGGAGATGTTGCGGGAGTATGCGAATACTTAGCAGAAACAATGCCAGACACTTTAGATTTCTTAGGATTATTTTTTAATCTCCTAAACAAGAAGAAGGAATTGTTAGAGGGGCTTGCTTAATGCAATTAGAAGAACTAATAAACGAATACAACTTTAGAAAATGTAGAGGACCAGAGGATGCGACTGATGAACAGTTACTTGAAGCCTTTGCATTCTTTTGTAATACCTACGCATACATTAAACATCCAAGTCAAGGTAGAATTCAATTTATTCTCCGTGACGCACAGATGGAAACAGCAAGAGCATGGATTGAGAAGCGTTATACTATTGTTCTAAAGTCTCGTCAGATTGGGTTCTCTACTCTGGCAGCAGCATACGCTTTCTGGTTGACATTCTTTGCACCTGACCGTTTTGTAGTCATGCTTTCAAAGACCGAGCGTGAGGCTACTAAGTTGCTTGGAAAAACCAAGTACATCTACAAGTTCCTGCCTGACTGGATGAAGATGGCTGGTCCAGAACTTATTCAGAACAATGTGCTCAAGATGGTGTTTGATAACGAATCAGTTATTGAGTCATTGCCATCAGCAAACGAACCTGCTCGTGGTGAATCCGTTTATCTAGCCATCATTGACGAAATGGCATTCTTACCAAACCCTGAAGAAGCATGGGCATCCATTGAGCCAATTGCCGATGTCGGTGGTCGTGTTATTTGTTTATCCACGGCTAAAGGTGAGGGCAACATCTTCTTTAATCTTTGGCATGGTTCTCAGACTGGCACTAACCGATTTTATGGAATCTTCTACCCTTGGTCAGCAAACACAGACCGTGATGACGATTGGTATGAAAAGCAGAAGGCTGAACTTCCATCATGGCAGTTACACCAAGAATACCCGTCTAACCCAGAAGAAGCATTTATTCGTTCTGGTCGCCCCGTATTTGACATTGATGCTTTACATCGCTTAGAGACAGAAAAGCCCAAGACTGGGTTCATGAAGAAACTAGACTCTTCCGTTAATGCTTGGATATTTGAATCAACAGGTGGACCATTATCCATATGGGGTCTTCCTCAGTATGGTGCTACTTATTGCATTGGAGCCGATGTCGCTGAAGGATTAGCCCGTGGTGACTATTCGGCAGCCCATGTTATTGATGCCAAATCAGGAGTAGTAGTCGCTGAATGGCATGGTCATGTTGACCCTGACAAGTTCGGTGAAGAAATTTTACTACCGCTAGGTTATTTTTATAATATTGCCCTTATCGGCGTTGAGTCCAACAACCATGGTTTGACCACTCTGACGGCATTAAACAAATTAAAATACCCAAACATCTATAGACAGCGTAGACTTAATCAAAGACACGCTGAAGCCTCTGAGACGCTTGGTTGGCGTACAACTACATTGTCTAAGCCATTGGCTATAGATGAACTAAATGCCAGTCTCCGAGATGGGGAACTTGACCTGCGTTGCGAGTTTACGATTGCCGAGTTAAAGACATTCGTCCGTGACGATAATGGGGCTACTCATGGCTCCCCCCATGACGACAGAGTTATGTCATTGGCTATTGCCCGTCAGATGCTTAAATTTGTCTGGTTGGCGGAATATAAAATATCAGATGACAAACCTTGGGGAACTTTGGACTGGTGGTCAACAAAGGTTGCTAGAAACATCCCAGAAAGAGACCGTTTTTATATTGGCGAGCACAACTCGTACCAATAGGGTCTTAAAAAATCAAAACTCAGACCAATGTAATGGTTTTAACACTTAATAGGAGAATAACTATGGATTTATGCACATGTGGTAAACAATTAAAGACACACAATGACCTTGCTAGAGGTTTTTGCTTTGGTTGCCATGTTAAAACAGTGCGTCTTGGATTCGTTGGTGGACAGGAAGAATTCCATGGTCCAACCATCCGTGAGCGTCAGCGTTATTACGAAGATTCAGATGCATTCAAGCAAGGAAAGATTGAGAAAGTCCCAGCCCGCAAGGAACTCATCTAATGGAATGGGTTGTTCCTATTGTTGTTGCTGTTATTGGTGGACCAGCAGTTGTCCTTCTACAGCAACTTCGTAAGGAAAACACACAACAGCATGGAGAATCCAGAGCCTTGTTAGAGCGAGTAGCCGACAGGGTTGAAGCAGTAGACGAAAAATTAACTGGTCACATTGACTGGCATTTAAAGAAACCAACAAGGAGCAAAGCCAATGGCAGCAAATAAAAAACCAACTAGAAGGATTCCTGACCCTCTACCTAAGCCACCAAAGCCAGGTAAGGACGACAAGAAGGACTTAAAAAGACCGAAAGTGACTCTGCCACGCAGTGTGGGGCAATTACCATATTTGGTACCAAAGGAAACAGGAAAAGAACCTAAACGCTTAAATTTAAGTGCAACAAAGAAGAAGAAATAATGGCAGCAAATAAAAAAGAAGTATGGGATAAAAAAAGACCAGCATCAGTAGGACCATCAAAGAAGTTGACTCCTGCTCAAAAAGCAAAAGCAAAAGCATCTGCAGAAGCCGCTGGTCGTCCCTATCCAAACCTAATTGACAATATGAACGCAGCAAAGAAAAAGAAGAAGAAATAATGCCATACGATAAATATTCACCAAAACAAAAAAACCTTGCAGCAGTTGCTGAACCACGCAAGAAAATAACCGCAGCCGATTTAAAGGCGCTAAATGCAAAGAAGAAGAAGAAAAAGTAAATAATGGCATCAGAAATGTGGCAGAGGAAAGAGGGGCAAAACCCTAAAGGGGGCTTAAATGCTGCAGGCGCTCGTTCCGCTGGTGTTCAGACTGGTGTTAAGAATTACTCAAAGGCTTCTGACAAAGATAAGAGGCGTTGGATTTCATGGGCAAGAAGGTTTGCAGCAGCAGACAATATTCCTCCCCTTACAAAGCCAAATGGAGAACCAACAAGATTTGCTCTTATGTTCACGGCATGGGGAGAATCAGTGCCAACAACAGAATCAGCAGTCAGGGCAGTTGCTAAAAAAGCACTAGCCCGTAAAGACGCATTAGACCGCAAGGATGGAAGAAAATGAAACACTCAGATACCCCAATGGGGACCGCATTTAAAATATCAATTGAAGTTGGTGGCGGGGAAGAACATGAAAAGGGCTACGAAGATAGTCCACATATGAGTAACAATGTTAAGTTGGTTCCAGCAGAACAGAAGTATGTTGACTCGCTTTATGAAATCGTTGAAGAATATGGCAAGTTAGCAGACAACGATGGCAACGGTATTTGGGTTGGCTATGTGTCAGCATCGGAAAATGAGAATGCAAGTATTGGAGTTAAATGCTCCAACTGTGCCTTTTATTGTAAAGAGATGAAGGGCTGTCACATTGTTAAACAAGAAATAGAACCAGAAGGTTATTGCCGATTGGCAGCAATTGGAGAAGGTCTCGTGAAGGGGAGAAAGTAAATCATGGCAAGGCAAAGTAATTCAGATAAATTAAGTAAATATCGTGGAAAGGTAGAGGCTTCTAGAAAGTGGAGAGAAAATGAGCAGTACGACAATCTGTGGATACGACTCATTAACCTTTATCGTGGAAAGCATTACAGAGGAAATGTTGCAGGTGACCGCCTATTGGTTAATATTTCTTTTTCAACAATCAATACTCTTGCCCCAGCAGTTAGTATCGGTCGCCCAAAGATTTTAGTTAATCCACGCCGTCCAGAAGATGGTGATAAGTCAATCCTTACTGAAGCAATTATTAACTACTGGTGGCAACACTACAACTGTCAGCCAGAGTTTCAGCGTGCCGTTAAAGACTCATTAATTATTGGTCATGGTTGGCTAAAGACTGGTTATCGTTTCGTAGAAGAAAAGAAACTTGACGACATTGAAGAAACTGCAGATGAAGCAGCGGAAAAGGTTCCAACAGGTCAAGTTGAGTCAGTAATGATTATCCGTGAAGACCGCCCATTCCTTGAGCGTGTTGACCCATTTGATATGTTCGTTGACCCAGACGGAACATGCATGAATGACATCCGTTGGGTTGCACAGCGTTCACGCCGTCCTCTCAAGGATGTTCAAAATGATGAGCGTTATGATTATGCAGCCCGCAAAGAAGTAAGTGCATCGTCTTATTCAAGATGGGGCAATACAAACGGCGGTGGTGTAAATGCAAACTACACATACACAGAGGATGAGGCTTACTGTGATGTCTACGAGTACTACGACATCAATGCTGGAACCATGAGCATCTTCTCCGACAGTGGTGGAGACAAGTTCCTTGTTAAGCCAGTTAAGATTCCATATGTGTTTGGTCATCCATTCATCATGCTTCGTGACTATGACATTCCAAACTATTTCTACCCAATGGGTGAGTTGGAAGCCATTGAACCATTGCAAATGGAATTAAACGAAACCCGTACACAAATGATGAACCACAGAAAGCGTTACTCACGCAAGTGGTTGTTTAACGAATCAGCATTTGATGACTTTGGTCGTCAGGCTTTGGTATCGGATGATGACAATGTTATCGTTCCTGTAAAGGGAAATGAAAACTTAAATAATGTTATTGTCCCCATGCCAGCAGTTATTAACCCGCCTGAGTTCTACAACCAATCTTCTTTGATTACTAACGACATTGACCGTGTGTCAGGTATTTCCGAATACCAGCGTGGTGTAATCCCAGAGACAACTCGTACTGCTCGTGAAGCATCAATCATTGCCGAGTCTTCAAATGCTCGTGTTTCTGAAAAACTTGTTGGTATTGAAAACTCAATTGCGGCATGTGCAGAAAACTTAATTAAACTTGCACAGCAGTACATGACAGAAGAGCAGACTATTCGTGTTCTCGGAACAGAAAATTCTCCTATCTGGCTTAAGTTTGATAAGGATTACATTGCTGGTGAGTTTGACTTTACTGTTGAGGCTGGTTCAACTGCTCCACGCAATGAGGCTTTCCGCCGTGACATGGCACTCCAGATGGTTTCAGCAATGCAACCGTTTGCTGCCGCTGGCATCGTAAACATGGAAAAACTTGCCGAGTATGTTCTCGGTACTGGTTTTGGTGTAAAGAATCCAGAAGCATTCCTTATGGCACCTCCTCCTCAGGATATGGAAGGACCAGAAGGACAGCCCATGGGACAAGGTGGACCACCTATGGGTCCAGAAGGAATTCCAGGGCTTACTCCAGAAATGATGGCTCAGGCTGAGGCTGAAATGGG